GATACAGGCATGTACGTAAGTGGTACTTGGGTTGATGGCGAAGTAATTCAAGCTATGACGTGTGATCGTTTCATAGAAGTGTTAAAACAATTAGGAATTATTAAATTATAAAAATATGAGCATTAAACAGATTTTTGACGAAATTGCGAATGAATCGAGTACCAATGAAAAAATGGCAATTCTCGCCAGATACAAAGACAATGGACTATTGGTACGAGTTTTGTATGCAGCTTGCTCTAAGAGAGCTAAATACTACATCAAACAATTGCCACTATATGAGCAATCGAGTACAACGTTTGATCTTGATTGGGCATTAAAACAACTACCTGCCCTAAGCAAACGTGAAGTCACAGGCTATGCTGCACATCAATATTTGATGAAGATACTTACACAACTCCAACCAGACGACGCTTATATTATCGAGCGAATCATAGACAAGGACTGTAAGATCGGCATCGGCACACGTAACATCAATAAAGTTATTCCTGATCTGATCGAGCGCACTGGATACATGGGATGTAAGCCATTTTCAAAGGAAGGTCTAATTAAATTATTAGCCAAAGACGAATGCGTTTCACAGGAAAAAATGGACGGTAGATTCATGAACTCCATCATTCAGGGCGGCGAATTGTTAAATGAATCCAGACAAGGTGAACCGACTATTTTGGAAAATCCATTATTCTTCACCGAGTTAACTCAGCTAAAAGATTGCGTATTAAATGGTGAGTTAACAATGAAAGGAATTCCACGTTTTGAGTCGAACGGAATCATTGCATCATTGATTAGCATTGCGACCAAGAAAAATGCTGGTGAAGATGTTACAAAGGAAGTATCTAAATTCGAATCAAAGCATATGGATTATTTCGACGCATTGAAGCTTGTGAGATATACTACATGGGATATCCTAACCATTGACGAATATTTTTCACGAAAATGCACACGTCCATATAGGGTAAGACTTGCTGAATTAAATGAATCACTGAAAGGACTTTCAATGATCTCGATTGTTGAGACCAGAACAGTTAAGACTTATGTTGATGTTATGGATCACTTCAAAGAAATTGTAACAAGAAATGGCGAAGGCTGCGTGGTCAAGGGATTAAGTGGAGTATGGGTGGATTCAAAACCAATTTATCAGCAAAAAATAAAACTTGAAATTAATCTCGATTTAAAAATTACTGGCTTCAATTATGGTACTGGCAAAAATTCAGAATTGATTTCAAGTGTTAATGTTGAGTCAGAAGACGGTTTATTAAAAACGTCGCCAACAGGACTTGATGAAGATGAAATGGCGTATGTTACGACAAATCAGGACACATTGTTAAATACGATACTTGAAGTTAAATGTTCTGGTCTATCCCAAGACAGTAAAGGCAATTATTCTGTGCTTCATCCTGTATATAAATTATTGCGAAACGATAAAACGATTGCAAATACTTTAAACGAATGTATTGAAATAAATAAAAGCGTACAGTTCATATAATTAAATTTCTTTTAATATCTCTATTATAATGACTGCACAATGGCTGTATGTTTGTATAATGATTTAGTTTGATTATATCATCTTCACTGATTGCTGACGATAAGGGTATTTTATGGTCTAAATCCCAACCATAGTTTGATTTTCCATTGTAAAATCCCTTATTATTCCAATTCATCCATATTTCAAATTGATTTTCAATGTGTGTCTTAAATTCTGAAATACTACAGCCTAAGATTATTTCGCTTTTAAATTTTTTGCTATATCCTGAACTTATTAGTGAACGTCTAATTGCTGCTCTAATATTATGCGACAATTTTCCTGTTGGCGTAGATAATTCACGCCTTTGTTTATCAGCATAGCCCTTCAATATTTTTTCTCTATTATTTTCACGATAGACCTTTCTCTGTTTATTTATTTTTTCTTTATTATCCTGATAATATCTTTTTCGTTTATCAAGTATTGAAGATTTATTCTCGTTATAATATATCTTTTTATTTTCTGATATTGACTCTTTATTATGAATGTTATAGTTATCTGATTGTTTATTCAAATAAATTTTATTATCTTGATAATATTTGGTATCATATTCTTGTTTATTCATTTAAATGTCTTGATTTATTTTTGCTTTTTGGCTGTAATACTCATTTATAATTTCTTCTATAAATTTTGATTTATTATTAGTCAATTTTTCTAAAACTATATTCGACTCTCTGGATATAGTGATGCTTAGTTTTATCTTTTTATCTTGCTCAATCAATTTTGGTCTGCTCATATCGTTTTCATATAAATACGCGCATATTAATTTAAATCGTATTTAAATACTATTTTTTGTAACATTTTTCATTTAATATCGTATAATTGATAAATTATAAAACAATGATAACAGAAGAAGAAAAAAAAGAAATCGAAGGCTTTGATGAAGCTATGTCATATTTTTTCATTGACGCCATTGGCGGTTATATCTGGCGTACCAATCATGACGTAGGTCATGGCAGATATGACATGACTCCTGAAATGGCTGAGGGTCTTGCTGAAATGTCTGAAAAGCTGCAGTATTGTGTTAAGCAATTGAGTAGATTTGGCGTAGACCCAGAGTCAACAACGGATAGGGTTGACGGCGAATACTGGAAATGGTTTCGTTATTGGGATAGCTGGAAAAATGATATGTCTGATGAAGAATGGGAAATCTTTGACAGAAAAATGTGCAACAATGAAGATTTGTCTGATTTATTGCCTAAAACCAAATGGAATGATAAATAGTGCCATTTATTTGTAACATTTTGAAAAGCTTAACGTATAAGCAAATATAAACAATAAAATTATTTAACAATGATTAAACGTAATGAAAGTTTCTACAAAATCGCTGACTTAGTTTATGCGGTTAAAGAAGGGTGCGACAGAAATCCAGCCGTTCGTGATATGGTTTTCACGAAAAAAAATAACAAAGGCAAAATCGTAAGGATTTCGGAATTTTTTGGTGTTGGCAGTATGGTGAATCACATCCGATTCGCTGAATTCGGATGGATTAAATATGTCGATGCCACTCAGAAGAAAAACAAAAAAGCACTAATTCAATGGTGCGGCGGCGAAATAACAGAGGGCAATATTGAATATTTCGTTTCGAAAATCAAAACTGTTGTCGCTGAGTATAATGATGCCTCACGCAAAAATATTGCAAAAAAAGCAAATGCAGCACAGGGCGAATTGGCTTTCGATAGCGTTATCGAAAAAGAAGTTAAGGTAGTTAAAGCTGAAATCGCTGAGCTTGATGTTGATTCTGATGAAAGTCAGGTAAACGATCAGGCGACTTACGCCGACGAACTCAAACCAAATCGTGCTGATTTGGAACGCATTTTCATACAGTCCATCGTCGATCTGAAAAAGGCTAAAGCCAATAAATTAAAGGCTAAAGCCAATAAATTACTTGTAGAGGCGGCAATTTTTGAATACGAGAAAGCAAAGGTTTAAGCACTGATTCGCTTCTAAATAGTTAAGGTTACAGGAAATATTCGTTATTTTTTGTAACCTTTTTTCATTTATACTTGCATCAATGAATTATTATTCATATTTTTGCATAAATAAATCTAATACATAATGGCTGAAAATATTATTTACGGCGTAAAGACAGGCGACAAATATCATTACATTGGAAAGACCAGTAAAAAGGTAAATGCTGATGGCGATCTAAAGAGGTCGAAAATTCAAACATTATATCATAAGGACAGTATTCGTAAAATATTTGAAGATAATACTTTTATTGATATCGAGCCTTTATCTGTTGTCGCTGACGACGAGTGGTTTGACGAGAAGCTATCGCAAGTTGTAAAAAAATATAACGAAAAAAATCCTCTGGTAAATGCACAATGGATGCTAGACGGTAAACGTGGCTTTTGGGACGGTACGCAAGGCTATTGGGTAGGTAAGACACGTGACGCAAATACGTTGCTTAAACTGTCTGAAAGTAAGTATAAACAGGCTGTACAATACGATATTAATGGCTGTCAGATTAAAATATGGAATTCGATAAAAGAAGCCGCAACTAAAGTCTTTAAAGATTATAAAATTATTAAAGGCTCAGGCTGTTCTTTATTATATTCAATACTTTCCAGTGCAACATTGAAAACAAGATTGCGACATGGCTCATATTGGTTTGGAAGTGACGAGTTGATAGAGTTGTTCGGCGTTATTCCAACAAAACTAAAGTTTGATTCCATACGAGAACATGAAAAACAGAAACGAAGGGATAATCATAAAGTCTATGAAAAAATTGTGTGTAGCATGTACACTGTGAATCAATTCAATATAAAAGGGGAGCTTATCAATAAATTTGCTAATATTTATGAGGCGTCCTATCTATTAAATTTGTCAGTCAAGCAAATAAGAACTATATGTAGAGGCGAAAAAGTGTTTACACGTGTGTTTTTAAAATATGGCGAAAAAACTAAACAGCCAATCAACCAAGAAAAACTATGGAAAGTTTCTTAAATCTGTAACCTTTTTAAACTTGGCACGTATAAGTAATAAATTATTGATCATGAAAATACGTGTTAATTTTAAAGCTATTGGTTCGATGGGTAGGATTGAACATAAGACTATCTCTTTCACATGTCCAGACTTCAAAGAGATAGTCTATGTGCATTCGGAAAGGCTTAAAGGCATTCCATTAACTGTTAATCTAAACACTACTGTAATCTGTCAGGTTGTCGATTGGCTCGACAATATGGATAAGAGGGATATCATGGATGAAAATGATTGGTCTATAATTCTCGATTACAATATACTTGCAAGGAGAGTACAATCAAAGAAAAAAAGAGAATTGGCTCTTAGACACAACACCGCTTTTGAATTAGCACAAAGGCTAATCGTTGATAACGTACCAATGCTAAATGATTTCGAAGTGACTTATAATCGTATGGCTGATACTATCAAAGGCATACCAATTGCAAAACAATTCGAGATAGTCTTAAAAGCTATGAACATCGGCATGGAAACTGCCTCTGTTGCTTATCGAAGGATATCTGCCATCTTGAATGACAAGAACCCTGACGATGTTACGCTAGAACCAAAGAATAAAATTATATCGAAATTGTAACCTTTCTTGACTTTACGCGTATAAACAATAAAATACATATCATGGATAGAATCAACATTTTGAACAAGCATGGAATGCTTACGGACAAAGATCGGTTAAAGCCTTTCTCTCATAGCTGTAGCTATTTCACATTTGAAACTAATCTGGAATTGTCGATTCCTGTTAAGGTTACGCCTCATGGCAGACTTGACAAGTATTCAGTGGATTGGTATTCGAGAGACCTTGCTAGCTTCATTTGCTATTGGCAACACTTTGTCATGAAAGACTTAAATGACTTCTCAGGCTTTGGAAATGTTGTATTCGAATTAGTTGGTTTTGATCTTGTTAATATTTGAAATTATGAATACTGAGTATATAAAACATCGGAACTCGTTGTTACGATCTATCAATACGCTTAGAGGCGTGGTAATTGGTCTGTCCAAATAATCCTTTTTATCAAAAGATGAAAAACTAGCGGCTATGAAAGT